TGAACTTTGGATTGCTTCGCCCGCGGCAAAAATATCAACTTGGCTGCCGCAGTTACTAAATGATGCTTTATCTTCAGTTGAATTATTGCCATACGCACCAACAGTTATAATTGGAGCATATCCTGCACCTGAACCGGTTCCTCTATTAGTAAAAAGTGTAGTAGGAAAACCAAAATAATCTATTTGATATTGATTATTGTAATCTTGATCTGACGCATTTACAATTTTCCAACTCTCGTTACCGGCAGCAGCAACAATTATAATTCCATCATCAATAGCATCTTGCTGATCTGCTACTATTGAAGTAAAGTAGTTTGGGATTTCAACATCAGTCGTAGGCGCATAAAAGCCACGAGCTTGTAATTCTGCCGCAGTCAGTGCTCTTCCCGGACTAAATGTTACACCTCGATATGACGCAGCTGTAACAGAACCAAAGTTAAATTTATTTGCTGGAATTATTGAACCATAACTATTATTTGTAATAGTGGGATTTCTTCTTCCTGTTTCTGGATTTATTGGTTTGCTATTATGCCAAACTCTAATATAATCCCAAAGGAAAGTAGAAGAAAAAGAATTTGGATTAGTAGAATATGGACTAATATTATAAATGTTTGAGTCGGCAGCCCAGCCCTGTGTATTACCTGCAACGGTGCCTGCTGCATGACATCCATGATTGTTGTCTGCAGTTCTATTTGGATCTAAACTATCTACATATGGCACATATACGTAAGTCGAATTAGTTTTATTTTCAACTTGCTGTCTGTGCTGGAACCAATTGTATTGTACTACACGGGAGCCGCCAGATCCATCTTTATTCTTTGCAAATTCTGGGTGATTGGGATCAATGTGACCGTCTACAATTACAACATCAACATTTTTACCCGAAGCAGTAAGTGTTAAATTAGTTATAACATTAGAAACTTTACCCGCGTCATCACCCCAATTAGTTCTATTAGTAACTTCTGTATGTCTTAATAGACCCCAATTCGTATCTGTTGCATCACCGGCCCAAGCTTTATCAAAGTTACCACCAGAAATAGTTCGACCCAATGGTCTAATAGAAATATCAACTAATTCTTTTAAAGTAACATCCCAAACACGAGGATCATTTCTTACTAGCTCGGCTTCTTCATTAGTGAGCATGTAATGCGTATTACGACTTATTGGCCTTTTATTAGCAACTTCTACTTGACGATCTGGGATATACAAATCACCGCCCGGTGTTTCCATATCATTGTAGAAACTTTCTAAATCTTCTCTGTTATGCAGAGTTACAATCCACTCTCTAAGCATCTTATGCCTCTAATTGTACGACTGTAAGTTTTACTGTTATGGCTGCTGCAGAACCAGATTCATTATTAACTTGACAGGGAATAGTAGTTGTAGGAGTAGCTTCAAAATTGAAACCAATTACGCCCGGAGACATTTTAACAACTTCAGGACCATTAGTAATAATTTCAGCAATCACACCTGCATCAGGAGAAGGATCTGTGGTTTTAGCTCTTGAAAGGTCACTTGTTCTTGAGGTACCATCTGTATAAATTCTTACCCAAGCAGGACCATCAACTTCAATTGCTAAAAGCGCATAAGATTTAAAACCAGTAATATCTAAAGTGTTACCGTTACCTGCTTGTATAGTATTGGTGGTGCCAGTTAAAACAGTTCGTGCTTGTAATGAACCACCACTTCCACCACTAGGAGTTTCAAATGTAAAAGCACCATTACCGTCAGTAGTTAATACTTGTCCGGAAGAACCATCAGTGATACCGAGATCTGTTAGATCAGCAGGAACATTCGCTGCAAGTGCATATGTTGAAAGATCTGGTTTTGTAAAAGTGAATTCACCTGTTTCATCGTCGTATACTAAATTACCACTACCAGATGCAGTACTTGCAACTGTTACACTCAAATCAGTTAATGCAACACCACCTGCTTGATTAGCAAATGAAAATGTTCCGGATCCATCAGTAGTTAATACTTGTCCCGAAGTACCATCAGTAATACCTAAATCTGTAAGAGCAGACGGAATTGTTGGTTTATTAGTAAGATCTGCATACGAACCAGAAAACATGTCAGCGTACAACTCATTAAAGTTTTCATTACACTTTACCATGGCAGTTCTGAGAGTATCACCTGTTCCGTCATTTGGTTGTGCACCAACACCAATTAATTGTTTAGCCATGTTTTCTCCTAACCTTTATAAGCTTTTAACTATTTATTTTAATTATTGTGATATGTCAACTGTGAGGTTTACGCTATCAGTTTTTAGATCTACTCTGTCTACAGTTACAATAAACTGGAATCCAGGTTGGTTCGGACCTACAACTGGATCGCCACCAACGATATAATCTTCTTTCCTAATGTTAATGAATCTAGATTTAATACCTTTACCAGCTTTCTTCTTATATAAGAATTCACCAAACATTTTGGTACCAGCAAGGTGAGCATTTTCTTTGAGCATATCTTCATAAACATTCTTAGCAATAATTGATTTAATTTGATAAGAATATTCTTGATAGAAATCACTATCTTGTATCTTGTTTGTAGAATCATAATATGTGTAAGACTGAACAAAGGTATATAAATTAAAGTAATTTTCAAACCATGCTTGTTCTCTTAAGCTTGGTACAACAATTTCATCCCATCTTGTTTTGTAAGTAGGAGATGCAGTACCTACAACTAATTGAGAGAATATCTGAGCATCTTCAGAACTTATATTACCACTTAAATTCATATCACCATATGCAAAGCCATCCGACGCTTCTGTAGTTAACCAATTAGAAAATTCTACCGGAGTAGTAGTAAGCGATGTCGCAACTTTTAAAGCTTCTCTCGCAAAATCAAATGTTGGTAATATGGGCGTAATTAATTGATCAATCGTATTTGCTATATAACCATTTATATGCGAATTAAAGCTTCCCCAATAACCAGAAGTAATACCTTGCGATCTTGCATAAAGTGTAGCTTTACCATCAGGAACACTTGTATCACGATTGGGATTTTTTAGATAAACTGTTTCACCATCTACATAGCCAAAACCAGAATTAAGAACTTTAACTTTTGAAATACGGCCAGTCGCAAATCTTGTTAATGTTTGCATGTCAGCGTTTTCACCAAATCTAGGTGAATTATAATCACGCTCTGTAGCAATTACATCGTATGAATTGCCTTTGTGTAAAATAGGTGCATTCTTAAATCCGTAATAAGAAAACGGTGTTACATAGACAGCGTTAACGTTGCTATCCAATTTTGTGATTACACCATTAACTCCTGTACTATTTTGAGTTATACGATCGCCAACCGACAGTGTAGCACTAAAATTATCTAATATGAGAATTTGCTCATATCTTTCAAAGGCTGTCATTACGTCATCACGTACTAAACACCATACATCATTTTCATATCCACTACCAGGATTGATATTTTCAAATGAATCGATAGTACCAATATTAAATGGTGTTAAGTCGAAGGCTTCATCAAGTGGAGTGTTAATTGTTACTGGATCTGCAGTACCAGACATTGGTTGAGTAGCAGGTGCTGCGTTATAATCAGCTGCATTTAGTGATACACCGAGATAGCCTTGAATAACATCAGTCATTAATGATACTGATTCTATATCACTTAGTGTAGAAACTTTTGCGTCGTTTGGATCTAAAGTAGCAGAATATTGCGGTCCCGGAGAAGTTGTATTTTTAGGCGTAATAGAAATAACACCATCTCGCTGAGTTTGTCTATTGAATAATGGTAAAGTAATATTAGGATTTCTATCGAGTGTACTAATCGGTCTATTGATAGCAAACTCATCGCCATCATTCATTAATACGCCAATTGCATTGGAGTTTTGACCAATTACGATACCTTCATTGCCGGCACTATCTCTTAATCTTTCAAGAGGTGTAAAATCGAAATCTGTATTTTGTTTAATGATAACTTGGTTTGAAACGTAAAGTGTAGTATTTTCTACCGTGTAACCAAATCCACCGTCTAACAATGTATAATCTACGACACCGGTTGCTTCTTGACGCGTTTCAGTAACAATGGCAAGTGCACCTTTACCATATTTACTTTCAATATTAAGAATATCACCTTTGTTGTTACCAACTGAGCCACCATATTGTAAATCTATTTCTAATTCAGAAGCTGAGCCAGATACTACACCAAATCTAATATCATATCCATCTATTCTTGCTATAATATCATCGAATTTTATAAATTGACCTTTTACTTCATCGATAAAAATAACAGGTGTAACAGTATCATTTAATAAGAAAAAGTTTATTTTATCAACAGCAGCACGAGCACCTGAAATAGAACCAACAATATTCTTACTTAAAAGATCTTTATATGAATATTCTTTTAAACCGTCGTTACTAAAAAATCTACCATTGTTAGGAGATAACTGTAGGTATACGCCATTTTTCCAAGAGGAATTTGATGGCTTAAACATATACTTAGATGGATAATTTACCTCAACATCTTCTTGGAAAAATAATCTAAAGAATATTTGAATACCACTTTCAGAACCTTTTCTTCTGTAAAGATCAAGAATATTTCTAACGATAAACTTTGTAGTGGTTTTTTCTTGTAACGGCAAATCAGCCATAAACTTCTTATGAAAGAAGATAATCATACTATCTAGAGTAGTTGCAATATCACGATATTCAAACATACGTCTAGAATTATAGATGGACTGATTATCAGCGGTTTCAGTCCACTTATAGTAATCTTCAACTAAAGCAACAAGCTCAGCGCCATGTTCACGATATAACGCAGGAAATTGTTGCTTAATTTTAAACGATATAGTTTTTTGAATATCTGACATTTTAAGACTCTATGACATTAACAGTTACGTTTTCATCTTTAATTCTAAAGATTCTTCCATTAGGAGCTTTATAATCATCTTTCTTAATTTCTGCGACAATTTTAATTGCACCACCGGCATAACCCGATGTTTCAAAATTAACTAGATTAACTTCGCCAGTTTTATAGTTAACGCTGCCGATCTTAGGAACAATTACCTGAGGGTTAGCTACATCACTTGTAACAACTTGAATATTACCAATACCATCATCTTGCAGATATACACCAACACCGTTGTATTGGAACAAGCTACTCTTGATAGATGGTTTGTAATCGGAGAATCCGTTGCTATCTTTAAATGGATACGGTTTAATTAGTTCGGCAACAAACTTAAACGATGGATTTGCCTTAACGTTTAGCACTGGAGAATACTCGATAAACGGTGACGCGTGAATACTGTTACTTTGTACTGAAATATCTACGTCATCGATAAGAGAAGATAGTTTAGATAATCTCAAAGTAGTATTAAAGTTATCAAGCGAAGAGTTAGAGTAATCTTGTATTGCTTGACGAATTAAAGCTTCGATTTCTCCATCTGACTTTCTTGTTAATCGTGGATCGTATGAAACATCAACATTTACACAGGCATATACGAATTGAGAAGTAACGAATACTGGTTCAACTGCCAGTGGACTTTTATCTTTAAGATAATCAATATATGCAGCTGAAAGTGTTGATGATAAACTTTCTTGGCCTTGACCTAGATATACGGAAACAGCGACACGACCAAATTGCGGCGGATCTAGATCTTCACCACCATATGCAGCAACCGCTTGTATTTCTGGGAATTTTTGTTTTAACAATATTTCATAATCTTTGGTAGTAATAGCACGCTCTTGAATTTGCAATGCTTTAGGAGCAAAGTAACGAATGCTTTCCATTGATTCGCGTTCAGCACCACCTGAAGCAGGCTGGATAGTTTCAACGACAGCTTCACCAATTTCAGTAGGTAACGCAAATGAGAATGCTCCGTTACCTTCTTCACCACTTGTAATACGATATCTTACACGAACATCTTCGAATGCTTCAGGTTGTAAACCAAACACGTTATTGCCAAAATAAATTGAGTACTTGTCGTCATAATGTGGTTCTACATAGAATACTTTATCTGCAGGACCTACACCGAAAATATCATTTTTACGAATAAAGATATTTTGGTCTTCTGTTTCTTCCGCGTCAACAAACACTACAATTGAATCAGTATCGGCATTTTCGTTTGATAATATTACACGAAGAATACCATCATCGTCAACAAAGAAACCTTCTCTTTCAAACGACGCAAGCATTTGACCTTCAAAGATTTCTACACCTTCAGCCTTAAATGTACCAGGTGCAATCTTTTTGAGAACAACTGCTTTATCTGTTACAAATTCAAAGTTTTGGCCAAGATATGATGAAGTGAATTCAGTATAAGCAGGTAGTGTGATTGTCTGGTCTGCTAAAGTATTTTCGTAAATAGTAATATCAACTACAGCCTTAGCAGATCTTCTAGAACGTGGTAAGTAATTAAGTTCTTTTGCGTGCGATACAATCGAGTTTCTTAATACAGCAGAATCAAGGAACATTTCGTTAATTGCCATATTAGTGTAAAAGTTATTTTGGAATGTGTTGTAAGCAAGTACGTCCAAAAGAACACTCATGTTTGAGCCTTCAAAGTTGTAATCTTTGAATTGCGTCTGAGTCTTTAAGTATTCCTTAAACTGCTCTTTATTAGATTCAAAATCTAACTGTGAAATATTAAGTTTGGCCATCGCTTACCTAGTCCTCTCTAGAAATACATCGACTGAAATCGGCTGTTGGTTATTGCTAATATAAAATTGAACGTGCACACGAACAACATTATCGTCGATATTTGATGATGCAGTTACATCAATTAATTCTGCTCTTGGTTCGTAAAGTTCTATTGTTGTTCTTGCTTGATCTTCTATTAACTTAATAGTAGCTGGTGTCATATTTTCAAAAAGCATTGCTTTAAGATTGCCACCTAAGTTTGGTTGCATTAATCTTTCGCCGCGATCTGTTAATAGAAGATTACGTATTGATTCTTTTACAGCATCTTCATCTTTAAGCAAAGTAAGGTCTAACGACAAAGGGCTGGCCTCAAGGCTTTTCTTGAAGTCAGAATAAATTGATATTTTCTTTTGTCTGCCTGTTATTAAACTAACTGGTACTGGCATTTTAGTTCCTTATCTTACTGGTACGATGTTAACTATACCCGAATAATTTGTTGTAATTTCTTCACCTCTTTCATTAACACCTGTTCGAGATTCTCTGCTAGGTTCTGTATATTTAGCTATATATTTAAAGCCATTTTCTTCAAATTCAACTGATTCTTTGTTTTGTAAGGCTAACTTATACGCTTGTCTTCTAGTTAGTCCAGTGCTTTGTTTTTCTTCTTCTATCGGACTGCTAGTTCTATTATTCCAAACTGTAGGCTTACCTCTAGTATCCAAATGCATAAAGGTATCATAAAAACCAGTACCATTAAAG